GTGGAATTTTCAAACCGATTGGTCTCAAACATGTCAATTTACGAAATATAAACTAGGACAATACTATGATTGGCATTGTGATGAATTTCCTTTTACAGAAAACCCAAATAAAAATAAAATTAGAAAACTATCTATGACATGTCAACTGACTGATGGATCAGAATATACAGGAGGGGAATTAGAATTTGATTTTAGAGATTATGAGCCACCTATGAGAAATGAGTTACATCATTTAAAACAATGTAAAGAGATACTACCAAAAGGATCTATTATTGTATTTCCTTCATTTATGTGGCATAGAGTAAAACCAGTAACAAAAGGAACTAGATATTCTTTGGTAATGTGGAATTTAGGGAACCGATTTGTATGATGAAAGCCCATAGTTATTTTCAGACACCTATATGGATAGAGCATAAACCAGAGTTTATACAATCATTAAATAAAGCTTCCAACAAATATATTAAAGAATCTCGTAAAAAAAAAAAATCACATATTGATAAATTTGGAGATTTTGGAATCTCTTATCACTCCACACCCCTTACTTTAGATAATAATTTTTTAGATTTTAGAAACTATGTAGGACAAAAATCATGGGATTTTCTAGATTGGCAGGGTTTTGATATGCAACAATATACAACTATGTTTAGTGAGATGTGGGTACAAGAGTTTGCTAAAAAAGGTGGTGGTCATCATTCAGCACATGTACATTGGAATCAACATGTGTCAGGTTTTTATTTTTTAAAGTGTAGTGACAAAACATCTTATCCTGTATTTCACGAACCCAGGACCGGTGCTAGAGCTACAAAATTAAAAATGAAAGATGAAAAAAAAATATTAATTGGTAGTGAGCTTATTCATTTTAAACCTACACCAGGAACATTAATTATATTTCCAGGATACTTGGAACACGAATTTTCAGTAGATTATGGTAAAGAACCTTTTAGATTTATACATTGGAATATACAAGCTATACCTAATGGGGTTTTTGGTAAATGAAAAAATAAAGTTTATGATTGTAAATTTATTTGAAATACCCATTTATATTGGTAAAATTAATTTAAAAAAAATTAGATTAAAAAATTCTAAATTAGAAAAAACATGGGTTTCTGATATATCTTCATCATACAAAAAAAATTTAAATGAAGATATACAAAATATTATTGACAAAAATTCTTTGTCTTACTTGTTAAACTTAATAGTAAAACTTTTTGAAGAAAAACAACAAGAAGAATTTAAAATTGTTTTGATTAATATTTGGGAAAACATATATAAAAATAAAGATTTTCAAGAACCACATATACACATACGGTCAGATTTTTCATTTATAATCTATAAAAAGGTAGAAGAAAAAGGTGGTAAAACTTTGTTTTTTAATCCTAGTAGAAATTTTATAGAACCCTTTCCTAATATTTCGTATATGTATGCTAAGACATTTCAACCATTTTGTAAAGAAGGACAAATTATTTTATTCCCTAGTTTTTTAGAACACATGGTTTTAAAAACATCAAATCAACATACAATTTCTGGCAATTTAAGATTTATAAAACAATGAAAATAGTAGATAATTTTTTAACAAATGATGAATTTGAAAACATAAAAAATATTTTAATGGGTGATGACTTCCCTTGGTATTTTAATGATTATATAACAGATGAAAAAGATACTAATAATTTTTATTTTACTCATCTTTTTTATAACTCTATGGATATAAAAAGTAATTTTTTTTATTTATTTAAAAATTTTTTAAATAAAATAGAATGTAAATCTTTACTAAGAATAAAAGGAAATTTATATGTAAGTGAAAAAGAAAAAAGAAAAAATAAAGACCACACTGATTTTAAATATAAACATAAAGGTTGCTTGTTTTATATAAATGATAATAATGGTGAGACTTATTTTGGAGACAAGAAAGTTTTACCTAAAGCAAACAGAGCTGTTTTTTTTGACCCTAGTAAAAAACATAGTAGTTCTATCTGTAATAATGAAAAAAGAAGAATAACAATTAATTTTAATTATTTTTAATATGAGTTTTAAAAAAAATAAATATATAGTAATACGAAATGTAATAGACAAGGACCTTGCAATTTTTATTGCAAATTATTTTAGTATGCAAAAACAAGTTTATGATACGTGTAGAGCTACAAGATACATATCACCCTTTGAAAATATTATAGGATACTATGAAGGACAGGATGAACAAATACCACATACTTATAGTCAATATTCTAATATAGCTATGGAAACTTTAATGCTTAAATGCCAGCCAAAAATGGAAAAGGTAACAGGACTAAAACTATATCCAGCTTATACTTATGCAAGAATTTATAAAAAAGGTGATGAACTTAAAAGACACAAAGATAGATTTAGTTGTGAGATATCAACTACTATGAATCTTGGTGGTGATGATTGGCCAATCTATTTAGAGCCATCTGGGGAAACTGATAAAAAAGGAATTAAAGTAGATTTAAAACCAGGGGATATGTTAGTCTATTCTGGATGTGAATTAGAGCATTGGCGAAATAAATTTAGAGGTAATGAATGTGTACAAGTATTTTTGCATTATAACAATCGTAAAACACCGGGCGCTAAAAATAATATGTTTGACAAGCGTCCACATTTAGGTCTCCCTTCTTGGTTTAAAAAATAACATAGAATGTCCATACTTAAAAGATTTGTTAAAGAATGTTTAAAAGATATTACTTATCCAAATAAACCAGAATCATGGCATGTACAAGGAATGTTAAAAGATAAGTCTAATCAAATATTTAAATTTGATGTACGTGGGATGTCTAAAATAGATGATAAAAAACTAGAAAAAACAGGTAACACAAATTCTAATGCAGATAAAATGGTTTTTGAAACAACCACCCATTGGATTATACTTGACATATTAGAGATGAATAAATACATAGAAAAATACAATATTAAAGATGTTTTATTTGACGATTTACTTAATAAATTAGATTGGAATATAATACTGACAAAAAAATAAAAAGCATATATAGTGGTATATTATGCTACAAAAATTAGGCTTTGCACCAGGATTTAATAAACAAGTTACCGAAACAGGTGCCGAAGGGCAATGGTTTGACGGTGACAATGTACGTTTTAGATACGGTTCTCCTGAAAAAATAGGCGGTTGGGAACAATTAGGCACAGAGAAACTAACTGGTGCCGCAAGAGCTATACATAACTGGGACGATAATATAGGTATAAAGTATTCTGCAATTGGCACTAACAGGATTCTTTATGTTTTTTCAGATGGTGAATTCTATGATATCCACCCTATAAGAACTACAATTACTGGCGCAAATTTTACAAGTACAGCAGGATCATCAACAGTCACGATAACTGTTTCATCTGATCATGGTTTGCTAGATAATGATATAGTATTATTTGATGCTGTTTCTGGTTTATCTGGATCTACTTTTACAAACGCCACATTTGAAGATGAAAAATTTATGGTGACTTCTACACCAAGTTCTACAACATTTACAATTACAATGGCTACTAACGAAGCCGGCACGCCTGTGACTAATGCTGGTTCCGCTTCTGTCCTATGTTATTATAACGTAGGGCCTTCTACACAAGAATCAGGTTTTGGTTGGAGTTCAGGTTTGTTTGGTGGTACCACAAATGGGGCCGCAACCAATACTCTTGCAACTGCATTAACGGATACAACAACAACTAACATTGTTCTTGCTAGTTCAAACGCGTTTCCGGCATCGGGGACAATAAGAATAGGTACAGAAGATATATCTTATACAGCCAATAACACAGGGACAAATACTTTAAGCGGCGGTGCTAGAGGTGTAAATGGTACAACAAAAACAACACATTCTCAAAATGCTGTTATTACAAATATTACAAATTTTAATGGATGGGGTCAAGCTTCATCAACTACACAGTTCACACTTAACCCTGGTTTATGGGTTCTTGATAATTTTGGTACAAAATTAATTGCTCTTATTTATAACGGAGAATGTTTTGAATGGGATGCTTCAGCAGCAAATTCTTTTAATACTAGGGCAACTATTATTTCAGGTGCACCAACTGCATCACGTCACATGGTAGTATCAACACCAGACAGACACTTAGTATTTTTTGGGACAGAAACAACTATTGGAGATAAAACTACACAAGATGATATGTTTATTAGATTCTCGGACCAAGAAAATATTAATGAGTATACTGTAAAAGCAGAAAATACAGCGGGCACTCAAAGACTTGCTGCAGGATCTAGAATCATGTCTGCTATTAAAGGTAGAGATGCTATCTATGTATGGACCGATACTTCATTATTTTTAATGCAATTTGTGGGCCAACCTTTTACTTTTGCATTTCAACAAGCAGGGACTAACTGTGGGTTGATTGGTAAAAATGCTTGTATTGAAGTTGATGGCTCAGCTTATTGGATGTCAGACAACGGTTTTTTTAATTATAGTGGTCAGTTGAGATCTATGCCTTGTCTAGTAGAGGATTTTGTTTACTCTGTAGATCCCGGACTTGGTGTTAATTTTGTAGCAAGAGATTTAATTAATGCAGGCATTAATAATCTTTTTGGAGAAATAAATTGGTTCTACTGTTCAGCTTCGTCTGCTTCGGTTGATAGAGTGGTTAGCTATAATTATGCAGATTCTACAACTCAAAGACCTATTTGGACAACAGGATCTTTAAACAGATCTGCTTGGGTAGATTCTGCTGTATACGAAAAACCTCATGCAACACTTTATAGCCCTAATGATAATACCTCTTATGATGTCACTGGAAACGTAGACGGAAGTAGTATATACTATCAACACGAAACAGGGACCGATCAAGTTAATGCCGGCAATGCTATTACTGCTATCAATGCTAACATTCTTTCAGGTGATTTTGACATTACTCAAAAAAGAAGTAATACAGGTCAAGCGGTAGGGACCCCTGATCTTAGAGGGGATGGTGAATATATGATGAGAATAAGCAGGTTTATACCAGATTTTATAGAACAGACAGGTGATACTGAAGTTAGTTTTACAACAAGAAACTATCCTAATACCGCTGCAACAACTACAAATTTTACATCGACCGAAACTACAAATTTTAAAAGTACTAGACTTAGAGCTAGGTCAATTGCATTAAAAGTATCCAACACAGGCACTGGAAAAAATTGGAAACTAGGTACATTTAGATTAGACATTGCACCAGGAGGAATGAGATAATGGCTACTGACCAAGAGATACGAGACGCGGGTCTTAAATATATTCCACAACAAAAATATTTACAGAACCCATATGAATTACCTGTAGAAGAAGAAACGGCACCTGTAAATCAAGGCATAGTAAATACAAATGCTTTTAATAATAGTGGAAATAACGGCCAACAATTTTACACAGGTGGCACTAACAATTTAGTATCAGATTTTCAATCTACAATAGATAGTAGACAGAATAGATTTAATAATCCTTCTAATACTTTTTTAGGTTTTAATACTATGAAAGATCAACAATTAACTGGAGCAGACGCAGGAGAATATATTGGATCTGGTATAACAATTCCTCAAGAACAAACTATGATGGGTAAAGCACAAAGTTTTTTAACACCACAA